CATTGAGCTAGATCAGCTTCGTTTTGCTAACCGCATCGCGGGCCGCATGACTGATCAGAAGACTGTTGTTAACTTCCGTGAGCAATCTCGTGACGCACTTGCATATGCAATGGCTGACCGTTGTGACCAGTTAGCATTCTTGACTCTTTCTGGTGTTTCTTACGCATACAAGAACAACGGCGCTGCTCGTGCTACTAGCGCAGAAGGCGTTACTGGTGATGTTCTTTCTGGTCTTGAGTTCGCTTCAGACGTTTCTGCTCCAACTGCAAAACGCCACTTACGCGTTGATGGTACTGATCTAGTAGCTGGTGACACTGATGCTGTCGCTGCAACTGACAAGCTGAGCTATGCCTCAATTGTTAACTTGAAAGCATACGCTAAAGATCAATACATCCGTGGTATTCGTGGTACTGGTAACCAAGAAACTTTCCACATGTTTGTTACTCCACAGCAAATGGCTAACTTGAAGTTAGACACTGACTTCATTGCTAACGTTCGTAACGCTGGTGTACGCGGCGCTTCTAACAGCTTGTTCGCTGGTTCTTCAAGCTTGATGGTAGACGGCGTAATGATCCATGAGTTCCGTCACGTGTTTAACACTGCTGGCGCAGCTGCTGGTTCTAAGTGGGGCGCAGACGGCACCGTTAACGGTGGCCGTGCTCTATTCTGTGGTGCTCAAGCTCTAGCACTAGCTGACATCGGCTTGCCTGAAATGGTTGAAGATACTTTCGACTATGGCAACCAGTCAGGTATCTCAGTAGGCAAGATCTTCGGTCTTCGCAAGCCTAAATATCACTCTGATATTACTGGCGACGCACAAGACTTCGGTGTGATCTGTCTAGATACAGCACAGTAAGACAATCGCCCCCTCTCCGGAGGGGGCTTTTTACTTTGAGGGCATGAGATGAAGTACGCATCAACACGCAGAGGCAGACGCACAGCAGCTAAGAAAACTACTGCTGAGAAGAAACCTTACCCAAAGGCTAAGCCAAAAGTTACTAAGGCTAAGAATCCGCCGAAAGCAAGCGTAAACACCAAGACAAACCGTGATTACGATGCCGCACCAGGGGCTACAAATCAGAACCCTAGAGCGCGCGCGGTCAGCATGAAAAAAGATGTTACTGGCGGCGTTAAAACAAAAGCCGGTACTTATAAGACTTACAAAAAGAAATCAGCAGCAGCGAAGAGCTTTAGATCAGCTTTCTCTGACGCGAAAAAATCTGGATACAAAACGTTCACTTGGAACGGTAAGAAATACAACACAAAAACCAAATAGGACTTAATCATGAAGATTGTAAGTAGTGAGCCATTACGAGTGGCGACCCTAAGAGGCGCGATATCTCTTTTTGAGCCAGGAGTTCCAAAAGAGGTAGCAGAGGATATAGGTCTTCTAGCCTTACAAGCAGGTGCAAAAGTTTATGACAGCAAGGCCATCGAAATCGAAGAGGCTGAGGTTGTCGAGTTTGAAGAGGTCCCAGTGTCATCTGTTGATGCAGATTTAGTTACTGCTTTAGAGAAGATGTTAGACGAAGGCGACCCAAAGAATTTTAAACAAGATGGTTATCCCAAAGCCGCGGTTGTTAACAAAGTAGTTGGCCGCTCTGTAGGCACAGAAGAACGTGAAGCAGCTTGGGAATCAATACTTAACTCATAGGTAAATATTATGGCAGTCACAGTTCAAAGCGTAATCAATAGAGTACAAACAGTGTTACAAGACACAACCGGCGTTAGATGGCCTGTTGTTGATGAGCTTGTACTTTGGGTAAATGATGCGCAGCGGGAGATCGCGCTACTCAAGCCAGATGCGTCTGCAGCGAACGAGACTGTCACGCTCGTGGCGGGTACAAAACAATCAATCCCCGACGATGGGAACAGACTACTAAAAGCTGTACGCAACATGTCCGCTGCTTCCGGCGGCACTGGAAAACGATCTGTTCGCCTCGTTAACCGCGAAGTCTTGGACGCACAGACTCCCGATTGGCATGACCCCAGTGTTACTGGCGATGCAGCCCACACTGCTGTTGTTAAGCACTACCTATACGACGAAGCCAACCCAAGAAACTTCTATGTGTACCCAGGGGTTCAAGGCAATGCGTATTTAGAGATTATTTACTCTGGCAACCCAGAAAGTGTTGCTCTTGCCGATAACTTATCTATCCCAGATATCTTTGCTAACGCCATCCTTAACTATGTTCTTTACATGGCTTATATGAAAGACGCGGAGTTCGCAGGTAACGCACAACGTGCTAGTACACATTTCCAACTGTTCTCTGCTTCTGTAACTGGCAAAGGCACAGTAGATGCATTGACCAACCCGAACATGGAGCGCAGAGCCGCACCACCAGTAGGAGTGTAAAACATGGCGATCCCTTACGAGGCGCTACTCCCAGAGATTCTCCCTATGGTTCCAGGGTGTCCCGATACGCTGGTCGAAAACACTATTCGATCGGCAGTTATCGAGTTCTGTCAGAAAACTGAGGCATACCAGCTTGAGTTAGACCCTGTAACCACGGTTAAGAATATCTATGAGTATGATCTTGAAGCCCCTAATGGGACGACCGTAGAGAAGATCTTATGGATCACTCATAAAGGCAAAGATCTAGAGCCAATTACCTCAACTCTATTAGAGCAGAGACTCCCCAATTGGCGTCAATCAGCAGGCGTACCACTGTATTACATCCAGCAGAGCTCGGGACTTGTCCATGTAGCCCCCATCCCTACAAGCACTGATGTTGGGAGCACTATTGTAAAGGCTGTCCTAAAGCCGACTTATAACAGCGCTAGCTGCGACGACGATGTAATGAACAATTACAGAGACACAATCATAAACGGGACATTGTTCCGCTTGCTAAGAATGCCAAACAAAGAATGGGCTGACTTGAGCGCGGCTGGTGTGTACGGACAATTATTTAATCAAGGTGTTGAAACCGCGGAGCGCAGAGCTCGGCAAGGCGACACTGCAGTATCTAGGAAGGTGAAATATGGCGGACAGTCAGGAGCATGGCGAACTAGAGGTCGTCGGTACGGACAAGGTGGTTAATCCAGTCATTGTCCCAATAAGAGAACATTGGGAAGCAGTGAAAGTAGGGATTAACGAGATATTAGCTGAACAGCCTCAGCTCACGTTCAGACCAGAAGATGTTTATGCAGCGTGTCTGGGAGAAGAAGCCCACCTCTGGATTGCTCCAGAAGGGTTTGTAATAACCAGCTCAGAACGATGTCAGTTTACAGGGGCTAGAACCCTACTGCTCTGGTTAGCTTGGACTAAAAAGCGCGGAGATAACTGCGCTGTGAAATACCTACCGTTTTTTGAGCAAGTTGCTAAAGAGCATGGTTATAAAAGTATTGAAACACGGACGCCTATATCAGCCTTAGAAGACTACTTTCTAGCTGATGGCTGGACTAAAGACACAGTGGTTTATACGAGAGAAGTGTAATGGGTAGCAAACCAAAAAAAGAAGAGTACAAACCTTCAGAAGCTGAGAAGACCGAATCGCGTATCGCGGCCGCAAGGGCCTCGCACTTTAATAAAAATTACGCGCCGCTCAATGAAATGGAGCTTAAGGATTCTTTATCTGACGACATTAGCAACCTAGCTCGAGGGCGAGGTAATGCCGATGTGATGCAGGGCTTAACCTCGAACCTAAATTACGGACAGACCCAACAGGCTGGCGACTACGTTGAGGGCCTATCTAGCGCATATCAAGGCACATTAGGTAACGCGAGTTCAGGTGCTTTGGACATACAGAATAAACGTGGGACAGCAGCTATAGGTTCTGCGCAAGGCCAGAGCGCTACATCAGCGCAAGCCATGTCTACACTTACAAATATTGGTACTAACCGAACCCTCGCAGATGCGAAGAATAAGCAGATGCTCAAGAACGCGCGCCTGTCTGCAGCTATGAAGGTTGGTGGTGCTGCTTTGGATAAGGGTATGGGCGACAAAAACGAGAGTTGGAACAAATTCAAAGATTACTATAAGGCGGCCAAGTAATGAGCGCTACGAACGCAGCAGCGATGGCGGCGACTAAAAGCGCCCTAGCAAAAATTGAGAATAAGGACGACGTTAATACCCCAGATACTGCTGAAGTAGATTACAGAGGCAACGCCCTCAAAGAAAACTACGAGTTCTACGAAGACCAATACGGTACTAAACGACAAAAATATGTCGGGGGCTACCGTGGTCGAGGGTTCAGAGCCTATGACGCTAAAGAAGCTAAAAGAGCAAAAGGCTTCTACGGCCAGAGAGAAGGCGATCTAACAGTCTACAAGAATGGTGAAGTTGACCCAGAGGCTACCTCTGCTGCGATTACGCAGGCCGAATACGACAATTACACCGCTAATATTAAGCCTATCGAGATGCAGCTTTTAGAAAAAGCGAAGACCGATACGAGCCTAATTGATCAGGCTGTTGAAGACAGAGATAACTCAAACGCTCTTATGACCGGCATCGCAGACCGTAACGCGGATCGATACGGCGCGGCACTAACACCTGCGCAACGCCAGCAACAAGAACGACAGTTAGAGATGGGTACGACCTTAGCGGGCGTACAAGGCGTTAATGACGCTCGTGTTGCCCAGAAAGATGCTAACAGAGCGTTGATGACTGATCTTATTGATATTGGGCAAGGCGTGAATCGCTCTTCCCTATCGTCACTTGGTAACGCCGCGGCAGCTGCACAGCGACGCGAATCTGCTTTTAAGAGCGCTAGAGCTCAACACAAAGCTCAGACATACAGCATGCTTGGCACTCTTGGTGCCGCTGCGATATTCATGCTTTAACTAGATAAGAGAATAAATACATGTCTAACCCAATAGATTTTTTAATGCAGGGCTCTCTAGCCGGCGACTACGCACGCGGACAAGAAGACAATAGAAATTACAGACAGCAGCAGACTGCCACCGCACAAGACCTTAGTGAGCGCCAAAGCAATCTGGATGATATGTATGTAATCACCGGCCTTGCAACCGACTTAGGTGTAACTAGCGATGCGTCTGGCGAAGAAATTGATCCGGCCAAGCTATCCGAACTTTGGAGCAAGAACGTTGCCAGCGGAACAATTGATCCAAAGCTGTCGCAACTCGCGGCACTACTGGGTAACGAAGATTTTGCGGCACAAAAAAATCCAGGGTTTTCATTTAAAGGCGCGCGCCTTGGCCCTGACGGTACTGTCACCCTACAAGGCGGCTACGAGGGTGACGAAGGGAAAAACAGATACCTGACAGTAGATCGCAAAGGCGGCGATGAGGCCGAGGTTGGTTTTGGTGATCCTTTGGAGATATCTGGCCTCATGGCCAATCAGTACAACCAATCAATGAATAAAAAAGGTGTAAGCGGCCTCAAAAGAGAGCTGCAATTAAAGAACGACCTTATTGACAGTGATCAATCGGTAAAAGGCAACAACTTAAAAATAAATAATATTGTTGGCGGTTTAACCCAAGAGCTGGAGCAAATGATTTACTCGCTCTCGCCTGAACAAGCACCTGCCATTGTTACGAAAATGAAGCGGCAGTTAGCTGGAGTTCCTTACGATCAGCAGTTAGCAATTTTACAAAATGAAGGCCGCAAGCTTGGGATTCCGGTAGACGAAGTTGTACCCCCCGAAGTTAAAGCAGAAGCAGAAGCAGGTACTCCTCAGCAAGAAGCCACAGCGGCTCCAGAGACCCCTGACAACAGCGTGCGTATTGCAGAGATTGAAGCTAAGTTAGCGAAAAAGCCTGCCCGAAGTAATAGAGGCGTAGCAAAACGCCGAATGGACCTTGCCGCCGAATTAAAACGTTTAAAAGCGGAGCCAAAAGCTGAGGACAGTTCTACGTCTACTTTAGGGGGTGCTGATGCCATTAGAGCCAAAGTTCTACAAAAATCTCGCGACGAAGAGACCAACCCCGAATTAAAGAAGATGGCGGAAGTGGCTGAAACCGCTACTGATGAGGATATTCTCGAAGGTAAAGTTGAGATAACTCAAGAGCAGATCGTTGCTCTGCAAGAGCGCCTGAAAGCCGCGGGGATTAACACCCTCGAGGACATGAACAAAGCTTCGCTCGCAGACCAACTGAAAATGAAAGCAGCCCTTTCAACGAT